ATGCTAGAAAAGATCAGATATCGCTTGGTTTACAACCGCCAAAACAAACTAAACCGACAGGGAACCGCATTAGTACAGATTGAGGCCTATCTTAACCAGAGGAAATCGTACTTTAAAACAAACATCTACCTAAAACCGGAATGTTGGAGTAAGGATGGTGCTCAAGTAATCAACCATCCGCAATCGAATGAGCTTAACGCAATGCTATACGAGAAGATACTGGAGTTACAGGCTATAGAGCTTAGCTATTGGAAGCGAGGGCTTGAATCCAACCTGTCCACGTTAAGAGAGGCTGTTAGAAAGGGAATAAAACCAGTTGTGTCTTTTTTAAAGTTCGCAATACAGACGATAGAGAACTCGGACAGAAAACCGGGAACAAAGGAGAATATGCTTGGCACGGTGGCCACATTGAAAGAATTCCGTAACGTGATAGAGTTTACCGATATAAACTATACATTTTTAAAGGAGTTTGACGCATTTTTGAGGAACAAGAATCTGAAAGTAAACACAGTCGGGAAGCACATGAGGATACTTCGTACCTTGGTCAACGAGGCAATAAACGAAGGCTATATATTACAGGAGGCATACCCTTTCCGTAAGTTCAAGATCAAGAAAGAGAAGAAGGAGCATAATTTTCTGATGCTGGCAGACTTGGAGAAGCTGGAGAAACTTGAGTTGCCGGACAGGAGGAACAACAGCCGGCACATATTGGACGCATTCTTGTTTTGCTGTTATTGCGGACTAAGATTCTCTGACTTCAAACAGCTTACCTGCAAGAATCTGATAACAATAGACGGAAGGGAATGGCTGGTATTGAACAGCATCAAGACAGGTGTAAAACTCAACATACCGTTGTATCTGCTGTTTAACGGGAAGGCACTGGGTATCATGAGGAAGTATGACAGTATCGAGCAATTGGCGGCATTAGGCTGCAATTCGGACACCAACAGAACGTTGCAGAAATTGGGAAGAATGGCGCATATCAACAAGAAGTTCACCTACCATACGAGCCGGCACACTTGTGCAACTCTCTTGGTCCATCAAGGAGTTCCGATTACCACCGTTCAAAAACTATTGGGACACACATCAGTCAAGACAACAGAGATATATTCCGAGGTATTCGATGAGACAATCATCAAGGATCTTACAAGAGCCAACCAGAAGTACTCAAGAAGACTAAATGTAAAACAAAATCAAATAAACACTCAAAAATCCACGGAAAAATATCTCAGACAGTAGAAACCCATGAGAGCTACCTGTTTTATACCCGTTTTTTCATGATCCAATTCATAACACATCAAGATGTAAGAAAAAATAAAATTCAGTTGGATTATACACCTAATTACTATGTTGAGTCGCAGCTAAAGTAAAGTTTCTTTAGTCTAAAAGATTTCAAAAAGCGCATACATGTGATTAAATGTTAAATATATCACAATACACGAAAATACATTGTGATTTATTTTGCTGTTATATCACAATATAGTATATTTGCATTGTGATAATAAAACAAGAATTAATAACAAATAAAAACATAAGACATGAAAGCGATAATAGAGACACCACTAATGAACTGTGATCCTGAAAGTATGAATCTTTTCGTTAAGATTATTAACGAAATAACTTCCTGTAGTTCGGAAGATGAATTAAGAGGCTGCATGAACTCGTTATGCGTAATATATCCATATTTAAAGCTTTTTTTTAAATATGGTTTTGAAAATAATCACATGTGGGTAAGAGAATCGGGCTATTTGGAAAGATCGATATTGGTTGAGTTCTAATCCGGTAGCCTTCGGGCTACCATAAAAACATACAATTATGAAGAAAATAGTAACAAGCAATCAAGAGTTATTGGAAGTCTTAGAGGAACAAGGAATATCAATCACTTGTAATGAGGATATGGAAATGGTAATCAGCGATGAAGATGCTGAGCTAATACCGGGAATAGTTGATGAATATGCACCTGCTGCATCAATGGATTATGTAATAGAATAATGGAGGATATGATTATGAACAGTTATAATATTTATGAGAAAAATAATGAGGCAACGATATTATATCATGCGATTGCCCGTGATGAAGATCAGGTAATGGAATTAGCCAATGAGGCAGGGATAGATATCAATGGGTTGGAGATAGAGTTGGAGCGGTCCAATGTAAAGGATCAGTTAGGGAGACCGCTACCAGCAAGAATAGAAGACGCATTAATATATTAATCATGGCACGAAGAAGATGTATTACCCTAGATCAAGAGTCTAGGGTATTGTCCTTGTACAAGGATGGGATGGCCATTAAGGAGATAATGGGCAAAACGGATATACGGTCTGAGCAAACGATATATAGGATATTGGACAGCAATGGTGTGCCGCGAAGACCTAAGGTTAGAGGTGTAAAAAAAATATTAGTAAAAATAGAGGAGGATGTTGCAGCTATCTTGGATAGGGAGCAATCGGTATCATTGTATGTCAATGAGGCTATAAGGTTTTACAACAGTAACCGGCATTAATTGTCGGTATTTTTTTTGCAATAAGGGAAACAATATATATCTTTGTAAAGAGCGTGTGAAGATGCACGCCACCGGGATTATGACGAAAGGACATGCTACATATATATAAGACAATGAGCTTGCTTCGGATTGATATCCGTGGCAGGCTCTTTTTGTTTTGGAAGTAAAGTCCAGAAACCGGGTAACCAAAAACGCGTAATCTAGGGTATTAAAGAAAGGATAGAAAGTTTATATAAATTGTTTGCGTAATGAGAAAGGAGACAAAAGAAAACATCCAGTATTCAACTGCTGTAGGTATGCTTGTATTGGGAGCATCATTGTCGGTTGCTGGTTTTGTGTGTTCGGAGCCAATAGGGCAGATACATGATAGTGTGTTATGGCTGTTCGCCCAATGCCTGTTGTATGCAGGTAGTGTTTTTGGGATAAGTATCTATATTAACAGCAAGTTTAATCATTTGATCGAGCAATTCAAGGGTAAGGAGGAGAAGAAATGAAGAGTTTACCAAGAGGTTTAAGAAACAACAATCCCGGTAATATCCGCATAACAAAGGATAAATGGAAGGGATTGAGAGAAAAACAGACAGACAAGGAGTTTTTCCAGTTTGTAGGGATGGAATGGGGATACCGTGCCTTGATCCGCACATTGCAGAATTACAGAAGGAGACACAACTGTGTTTGTATCGCTGACTTTATTACAAGATGGGCTCCGCACACTGAAAACAATACAGGAGGTTACATCAGACGGGTGTGTCAGGATATGCAGGTACCTTCAGTATATGTTCCGGATATTGAGGATAAGGATACGATGTGCTCTATGGCGGCTGCAATTTCTTATGTTGAAAATGGTGTTCCTGCTGTAATGGAGGATATCTATAAGGGATGGGATCTATTATGAGACAACGAATTTATATATGGATTGCGGTAGGGATAGCATTGCTATTGCTGTTTGGATCATGCCGGAGTATAAGGTATGTTCCGGTTGAAACAATAAGGACTGACAGTCTTTATCTTACCGTTCATAAACGTGATTCCGTCCACATTAAGGATTCCGTGTATATAATGGATAAGGGTGATACTGTGTTTGTAAACAGGTATCATATAGCATACCGTGACAAGGTAATATGTGATACCGCCTACATAGAGAGAGTGATAACCAATGATGTTCCCTATCCGGTGGAGAAGGAGTTAACATGGTGGCAGAAGACGAAATTAGAACTGGGAGAGTTTTCGATAGGTATTATATTAGTATTGCTAATCGTAGTCATTTGGCTGGTAAAGAAGAAAGGAGGTGCGAGATGACGAAGTAACCTATAGCTAGAAAAAGCCACAGGTAGAAGCGTGGCTATAAACAACATATTATAATAAGAGTTTAATCTTTTACGGCCAAGAGGATAAAGAAGGCCGTTCTCACGAATTGATTGACAGTCGGCTAAGGAGATAAGCACCCGTGGTTTGCTACGGCCTTCATTGGCTTTAACAATAACCATGGGTGTTTTGTTTTCTTAAACCTTAAATATTTTTCAAAATGGGAATAAACGACTTGTATCAAGAGGTGTTGGGTGTGATATGCAGGGTTACCGGAGTTGGTGAGCATGATATGTTTGGAAGTAACAGGGAGGAGTGTGTAGACGCGCGGTCGCTGCTGGTTAGGGTGCTATCCGGGAACGGTATAACAGAGAAGGAGATAGTTTGCCTTACAGGGCTTTCGCAACAGAGGGTAAACAGACTTAAAAACAATTTCAAAAACAGGCTGTGTAAATGGACTATAACAAACAACTTACAATCAATTAACAACGAGCTAACAAACAATTGTTTTACAAACAAACAATTTGTACCGTAATTTGTCGTGCGGTCAATATTGATCGTGACGTGTAAAATCATAATTATGGATAATATTACAGGTATGAGCATACAGGAGTATGCTGCAATGCGAGAGCTTGAATGTGAGCACAAGAAGGGATGGGGATCAACCACCGCCTTATGGGTGATTGCTGCTGTCATTGTCATTGCGTTTTTTGTTTATAGCTGGCATAACAGCTGCAACGAACGTACACAGTTTGCGGTTGGTCTGGCTAACCTGACAGGTAGAATCAATTGTATGGAGCCTGACGTTAAATGGGCCGGACAACAATTGTACGCTGCCAATGGTGCGATTTCCGCAACAGTGCAAGGTGTTGGAGATATGAAGGCGAACTTCGGTGACCAGTTGTTCCAGCTTAACCGCGAGGTGTTCTACGACAATGGACACGGATGCGGAAGAAATCGGAATAATTGCGGTTGCGGATGTGGTGGACGTGAGTTCAACCAGCGTTCAACCTATAACCTTGCTTCCACGCAGGTTACAGTAGACGAGACTTGCCGTAGTTAAGTTTTAGAGGGTGGTCTTCCACCCTCGTTTTATTTAATTTTTAAAAGATGAGGCTATGATTTCAAAAATAGAGATAAGACAATTTGCAGTAGAGCAGGCTGTAGCTATAATGGGGGCCGGCACACCTCAGAAGGATGTGGTTGCGAAAGCGGCTGAAATTGAGGCTTATGTTGTCGGGGATGCTGACATACCGGAGGTGAGCAGCGATACGGATACCATTAATGATATCATGGGTAATGCCATGCAGATGATTAATGGGATATCCGGAGCGGAGATCCCTGTTGAGGAAAAATCAAAAAAAAGTAAATGATGGGACTTTCCATGTTTCAAGCGAAGAAGACACAGACGGAGCTGAGGTTTACGACGAGGGCTGAGGCTTTCAGTTATATGCTGATGTATATGACCGAGGAGAAGCACGCTGACCCGCTGGAGGCAGCACAGAAGGCCAATGAGTTTGCGGATATATTCGCAAAAAACATGGGTATCCCGCTGAAAATCGAGCCGGAACCACAAGGAGTTGACAAGTACCTATCTATGGCCACCAAGATAGCCAATTATATAGAGGAACACCCGAAGGTAGTTGAGTATGGAGTTCCGGCTCTGACGTTTGTAGCAGGGCTGTTCACAGGGAAGAAGGTGGAGCAGGTTAATGATAACACATACGCTCCTCCACCTCCACACCAGAAAGAAGATATAGATTTTGATAAAATACCCGATTGATTATGGCACTAAGGAAATTGTATATAGTTATAGATTGCGAGAACGACGAGCAGAAAGAGGCCGTACAGACGGCATTTAACGAGCTGTCAAATACGCGTGCTCTTACGAGCCGGACGATAATCAGCATGTATCCGTTTTTTAAAAAACACCGGGATGATCTGTTTGAGCTGTTCGGAATGATCAAGAACGGAGGTGTTAAGTCTCTGTTGTCAGTAAGAGGAGGAACGTTGATTAACAATTTGAGAAAGGGGTGATTATGAGAGTGGAAGGAAAATGTATAGGGGATTGCAGCAAGTGTCAGTTGCTTGCTGATGGAGAGGTGGATATGATCCCGTGTATCCTTGATCAGATATTCGCAAGAACAAGGAAGAGCGAGCGTGAAATTGCGGAAATACGAAATATGTTGCAGCAGGAAGGGGTGAAAAAAAACATCTCTATTGCATCAGCAGAGGAACAGGATGAAGAGGAAATATCAAAATGATAGCAAAAAGTATCAATCGCTGTTACAAATAGACAGGGAAAAATACTTGGATTTTCCACTCAAAATGTCAGAGTGCTTCCGATGAAACAAAACAAAATGTAAATTTAAAAAGTTTGGATATGGAATACAAGGATCTAATCAAAAATGCAAAGGCTGACGGTGTAGCCTCAGAGAAGGCGATGTGGCAGAGTGTGGACGGTATCAGTGATATGCTGTGTGTGATCAAGGAGGAACACCCGTCAATGTACTGGGAGTTCATGCGCAGGCAGCATTCGGTACTGTACGGACCTCATTATAACAAGACGTTTGCAGAGATGGATGTCGAGCGTATCCGCTATACGGGCCCGGGCGGAGAGAAGAAGACAGGTGCTCATTGGAGTGCGGATCAAGTGGAGGACGCAACCAAAAACATGCCGTTTCCGGCAGGTACGACAAAATGGGATAAATACGTAGCGTTTAACTCGTTTTATTCGGATACATGCTCTATCTATGACGAGTCCCAGATCATCAAGGGCGCTCATAAATTTTATTTCGCTGACGAGGACGGTCCGCAAGGAAAGATATGGGAGTATATGACCTCAATGCAGTATGGATCATGATATAGACATATTGTTGGATCAGTTGGATGATAGAAGTCATTTTGAGTTCTGTCGTATCCTTGCTGTTATATGGTGGAACTTATATGAAAACAGTCCCCGATAAGAAAAATCGGGGACTAAAAGAGGGACTGTTTAAGTGGGAGTACTATTGTTTGCAAATAAAACAGGAAAGCACTAATATGGCATAGAACGTATAGAAACGCACATTAACGCATATACACAGTAAAAACAACGTCCTATCAGGACTACGTTTTGTGAAATATTGACCCCGTTGTCTATCCGGATGGGACCGATGACCGTATTGCTGAGTCCTATCCGGCAATAGTCACCGATTATGATGTCGCCTACGGCATTGTTCAAGCAGGAGAAATCTTCCACTACCGAATATTTTCCCATCTGGAACAGATGGAACGGTGGAAGGTCTTTCCGTACACTGGGATAAATGACTGAGCCCCGGCCTTTTTTTATGTAGAAAGGCTGCCATACGCGTATCCACCAATAGGGGCGTGTCTTTACCGGATGCATGATGAAACCGTGTATCCGTTTTTTCCATTGCGGGTGTTGTTGTAAGTACTCCTTTATATTCATAATTCTATCCATGCTGTGTATGGTTGAACTTCTGTGCCATTCCTTTCAAGTGAAACAAGTTGAGAAGCATAATGATTACAAAATAAGGTGTCTGCCTAAGGATTCTGCTCATATATTTATATCTCATATTGGGCGGAATGGCCAAGTATAATGCACCGTTCAGCAAGATAAGCAAAATCCACCACTTTATGGAAGAAACCGGAGAGAAAATGCAGAGAATACATGAAAAGAATCCGATGAGCCCAACAGAATGCTGCGGGGGGCGATAAAGGCCTGGAGGGTTTTCAGCAGATAATCTCCGTTTCCCTCCGCTAAGGCCGTGGGGAGGTTGCGTCCCATTTTCAAGGCAAGGAAAAGCTGGGAGGCTATCCAGCGGCGGCGCTGGTTACGCAAGGCGTCCGGTTGCCGGACCTTTTCGTCCAATGTCTCTAATGTGTCTATATATTCAATGTGAATACCTTGGCGGAGCAGAAGTTCTTCCAGTTCTTTGTCTTCGCCCGTACTATGGGTATGGATGATGTTCCGGACAAACCATCGGAAATCGAAAGCCATTCCGGAGCCGGTAAGGGCAGATGAAAATCCCAGCCGGATGTGTCCCTTGCGGAAGATGGAATTGTTCATCTCTTCGATGGCGGCATCCAATAGGGCTATGTCTGTATTCATATTTTTGGCTTTGCGGTGTGTCTGTATGGCTTTTATTCCCTGTGAGGTTGCCTTGTTCAGTTCTTGAAGATAACAGGGGGAGATCAGATTGTCAGCATCCAGTATGAGGACATAATCGTATGTCTGGTTTGTAATAGTTTCTGCTGCAATGCGCAGGGCTTTTGCCTTGGAACTTTCCTTTTCATGCAGTTCTATCAAGCTGATGCGTTCTTTGCGCAGTGATGCATTGGTTTCGGGACGCATGTGGTCGGATATGACTATCAGGTCATAAAGCTCTGCCGGATAAGTTTGGCGCAGAACGGAAGTGACGCAGGCGTGGATGACCGCATCCTCTTTATAGGCGGGAACGAGGATGATAAAATGTTGCAGGACAGGGGCGTCGGGATATTTTTTTTGTTTGAAGAAATGAGAGGCGGCAGAGAACAGGACTATATACCCCACACTGACGGAAAGGTAGATATATAGTATATATTCCATGATGTGTATAACTTCCGGTATCAT